CGCTTGGCTAAAGTAGCTATGTTGGTAACATTAACAACCCATGTTGAGGTCTGGCATCCGGATCTTGATTGGAAGGAGCTGTAATACTCTCCACCAGGGCACAAAAAATAGAACTACGACTGGTCCCCGTCGAAAAACGGGCATAAATAATAATCATACGAGAAGGAAAACTCCGAACAAACCCGAGGCAGACACCAAGGACAAGAGGAAAGAAAAGACGTTTGTCAAGGTGTCTCCTCCAGAACCTACCGAGACCACTCCGGGAGTAAAGTCCAATCCGAACTTTATAGAACTTCCGTGGAATTATAAAGTGGAGGGAACTAGGTTAGCAGAAGGGGTTAGAACCACCGATGGGTATCTCTTGAAGTATAGTAGGGGGATCTTCTGCTGGGGAGGCATAAAGGATATTTTGTACGATGACATTACCTGTAAGTTTAAAGTAACCGTACCGAATGTTCAGCTACTCTCTATTAACAAACTTTGGAAGTTGAAGAATTGGAGACTTCCGGTGGAATGCTATCTACGCTTTCACCGTGTTTGTTACGTACTAGTACCAGCTTACAAGGACACTTGTTTGCATCGCTATCAGAGCGGACTATCCCGGGTACTACGTGTGCGAAGAAGCGACGGCGCGACTAAATCATTTCCTCACATTTGTGAGGTTACTCAGCCGGTGCATGTTGGTGAAGACGTTTTTGGGTGGGTTCCCTTGTTATCTAATTCAAGATATACTATATACAAGGTGAGCTTAACTACGGGCGGATCCGACAGGGATTTAAAACCAATAACCCTTAGTTCAGGCAGCTGCTACTGGCAGTTCATGGGTTACACAATTTTTAAGAATTTGGGAGGGAAAACCAAATACTTTAGAACGTCACTTATTGATCAGCTTCAGATAAAAATGGCTTTTGAAAAGATGACTCCTTCATGGTTAGCAAAATTTAAATATTATTTTAGGAAATATGCTGCTGACCTTAATCTGGAAACTTCACAGGAAGATTTGCTGGACGTTATGTCCATATGTCTTAATAAGAAAGAAGAAGTACAGAGAATCCAGGGAGCTCTTGATGATCATGAGGACTTGTATAAGGTGTATGCTGACTCTCTCGATCTTAAGAAAAGTGTCCATGTTCCGAAGGTAGTGGTTGAGACCCTGTCTAAGGCGACTATTAAAATTGCTGAAAAGCTAGGAGATAAATACCCTTCCATCTCCTCGATCAATAAAAGGGTACAGGAAATTCTGACCGATGAGTCGGGATTTAATCGTCAAAAATGGATGGGCATATTGCAAGTGGTGGTTTCTAGTGGTGTGGAAATTACTGCGACCAATTTGCCTATCGTGGCGTATGCAGGGCTCGAAATCGCGAAGTCGTTGCATGAAAAGGTTAAACAGAAGAAAATTAAGTTAGAGAATGCGCTTGAAGATTTACAGTATCAAGTATCTAACGTGGTAAACCGAGTTTTTCCTTCTCAAACAAATGTTGACTTGGGTCATACAGAGGTGTTTCTCGATGACTCTCCCACTACGGATTTTCAAGAGTGGTGGTAAGCAACATCGTACCTGATATTTGCACTCGTTATGCGAGGACTGAATGGGGGTGTGTGATGGCTGATTTTAATTATAAAGTGACCAGTGGTTCGCCATTACTACCTTTGTTCACTGTGAAAGGATTTTCTAGACCTTATTCATATGCTCATACATCTGAAACGTGGTTTATAGCAGCGGCCGAACACTGTAACTCATCCGCCTTCTGCCATAAAACTGTTTCTACTGTATTTGCTAGACCTTTCAGAGTACAAGTCCGAGCACGAGACGTGGATGTTCCGAATTTTGATGACTGGGTACTTAAGTTCAATGAAAACAGGGCGGAGGCCTTGAGGAGAGCTAAGTATTCGGGTTGTCACGATTCTGTCCATTCGAGCTTCGTCAAAAAAGATAAGCAAATATTGGGGGAGTATAAGGTCCCTAGATGTGTAGTGGCTTCGTCGGATGCGACGATTGCGAATCTGGGACCTTGGTATGCTGCCTACTCAAAGCAGCTGAAAGACCATTTTGTTAAGGTGGACTCACCGATCTTGTGGGCTGCCGGTACTAATGGTGAACGATTGGGGTCGTGGTTTAATCATTGGTATAATATCATCAAACCTGGATGGTATTATACTTCTGATTTCAGTAAGTATGATAGATCTGTCAACTACATCATGCTGAATTGGGAATGGGAAAACTATTTCCGCGCCATGACAAAAAATGAGAAAAAGAAACACCGTCAAGATTACCTGGACCAGATATTCGTAAGAATAAAGGGGCTTGGCGGGTGTGGTAGTGCGTTTCGGTTTGGAGGCCGACAGAGTGGGTGCTTGAACACATGTATTGGAAACTGTTTGGTACACACACATGCTTTAGAATACTTTCTTAAACAAGAAGGTTTGGTTCTCGGCAGAGATGTAGCTGTGTGTATTCTCG